ACGAGAAAATAAAAAGTTATCTTGGCGACAAGTACAAAGAGTCAGACGACGAGCTCATCAACCTTTACTGCGAAACTCACGAATTGTATCAAAAAATGCGTGCAGAACTCAAAAAAACTAAGCTACTTATGGAATACACCAACAAGGCCGGGGCAACCAACCTTGTCAAAAATCCCTTGGCGATTGAGATTACAAAGACCATCCAGGTACTCAACAACCTTTTGAAATCCCTGGGGCTAACCGCCGCTCAACGGAAAGAAGTGGCGAAGGATAATGGGGACGACGAGTTCGAAAACTTCTAAACTTCTAACCACCCAATACGCCAAGGATGCCCTAACCGGCCGGATTTTAGCCTGCAAAAAGGTCAAATTAGCCTGCCAACGACACTTAAACGACCTAAAAAGGCAGGGAACGAAGGATTTTCCTTGGATTTTCGACGAAGAAAAAGGCTACCGGCCGATAGAATTTATGGAGCGGTTCTGCATCCCCAGCCAGGGGGTTTTCACTCGATTTGAGTTGCAGCCGTGGGATCATTTCTGGATTGGTTCAATCTTCGGGTGGGTACATAAGAAAACAGGGGTTAGGCGTTTTAAATATGCGCTTATTTTTTTAGCCCGAAAGCAAGGAAAATCGGTCAAGGCATCGGGAATTTCGTTATATGGCGCTTCAAAAGAGGGTGAGCGCGGCGCTTTTGTATACCATCTGGCCAACAGCATGAAGCAAGCCCGGGTTGTGTTCGATGAATGTAAAAAGATGGTCAAGGCTTCTCCGCTGTTAAAAAAGCATTTTCGAGTAACCAGAGATGCGATATATTACGACGCAACAGACTCCAAAATTGAGCCGCAGGCATCGGACAGTGAGAAACTGGATGGATTGAACTGCCACCTCGGAGTATTCGATGAAATTCATGAATATAAGAACTATAAGCTAATAAACGTCATAAAAAATAGCACGGCGGCACGAAAACAGCCCCTGATTATCTATATCACCACCGCCGGCTACGTCCTCGACGGCCCTGGACGAATATGAAAAGGGCGCCGACGTTTTGAAGGGTGCGATCACCGACGAGCGTTCCTTCTATTTTATGGCCGAACTTGATGAAGAGGATGACGTAGAGGATTACACAAAATGGGTAAAGGCTAACCCTAACCTCGGCATTTCAGTTCAGTTAGAGGATATGATCGAGGAATGGAACACCCGAAAACACATCCCAGCCGAAAGAAATGACTTCATTACCAAGCGACTTAACGTTTTTGTTAAATCCGATGAACAATCGTTTATTTCCTGGGATGTAATCAAACGTAATGACGGTTATCTTGATCTTGATTTTCTCAAGGGCTGTCAATGCATTGGAGGCCATGACCTATCAAACACCGAAGACTTCAGCTCGGCTTGCCTGGAATTCCCGTTGCCGGATGGCCGGGTTTTTGTTTTGTCGCATAGTTGGATTCCGATGGCAAAAGTCAAGCTGGCAAACGAGGAATTGCCATATGAAGCATGGCAAAAAGAAGGTTATTTGACCATCTGTAAAGGCGATTATGTCGATTACACCTTCATTTATGACTGGTATTTGGAGCAGGCTAAAAAATATGCAATATCCCTGATCACCTTTGACCCGGCCAATGCCTTCCGGCTCACCCAAGACCTGCAAGCCTATGGAGGCGAGGAATGGACGAAATGCGTTAGGCAAGGGGCATTGACCTTAAGTCCGGCGTTGAAAGACATTAAACAATTGCTACTCGACGGGCGGGTCGTTTTCAATAATAACCCGCTTTTTCGGTGGTATTTGAATAATGTTAAGCTGGTCGAGGACCGAAACGGCAACTGGTTGCCCACAAAACAAGGCCGCTACCGCAAAATCGACGGCTTTTCTGCATGGCTCACCGCCCATACCGAAACCATGAAGCTCATGACAATAATCAAAGAAAGCGGTGGCGGGGTCGGGTTTATCTCGGTTAAGGATTTGCTGAAAGGAGGAAGCACATGAATAAATTATTTGATAGAATCAAAGCGCAATTTGCCAGGTTTGGTAAACTCTTTAGCGGCAAATCCTTAAAGCAGGCCATGGCCACGACATACGGGAACTTTGCGCGCTGGTTTTCGCCAACAAACATTTTCACCAAACGGACAAACCACACCCTGGCCACCAACGAAACCATCTTCGCGGCAATATCTAGGCTCTCAAATTCCCTGGCATCGCTGCCGCTGAAGCTGCTGGATAAGAATTTTAATCAAGTAACGGATCACCCAATTGCCGAACTCTTGACTTATAGCCCAAATCCAAACATGAATGCCTTTGAATTTCTGAGGACCATGGAAGTTCTTAGAAACACCACAGGGAACGCTTATGCGATCAAGGACTATGATTCGCGTTATCAGGTCAAGGCTTTGTGGATTTTAGACCCAAGCAGAGTCACAGAAGTTATTGAAACCACAACAAAAGAGCTTTGGTACGAAATACAAGGCGATAATGGGATTTATTATGTCCATAACATGGATGTTGTCCACGTCAAGCATATCCACGGCTACGGCTACCGGGGGATTAGTCCCATTGACGTCCTGCGGAATACCGTTGACTTTGAAGGCAAGATTAAGC